TTCCGCGGTGACTTAAATGCTCGTGAAAACTTTATTGACACAGCACAGCGTAGAGATAGTATTCTTAAACTGGCACGTATGTTAAGTTACAATCCAAGCCGTACCACAGCGGCTTCGGGATTATTAAAGTTTGACTCAGTTAAAACAACTGAAAGTGTTATTGACAGCGCCGGTATTAATCTGGCTAATGCTACAATACACTGGAACGATTTGACTAATGATAACTGGTTAGAACAGTTTACTGCGGTTATCAATGCCAGTTTAATTTCTAGTCAAAATATTGGTAAACCTGGCAATAGTCAACAGATTAACAATATTCAAACTGACGAATATAGTATTGCTATCAATCCGAACTTATTGCCAACTGCACCTTTTACAGTTAACATCCAAGGTAACCCTACTAGCTTTGAAGCAGTAAGTGGAACTAGCGTCGGTGAAACATATATCTATGAAGATGATCCAACTAAAACAGGTCAGTTCAATATACTTTATCGTAATGACAACAACGGTAATGGTAGTAACAATACTGGATTCTTTGTTTACTTTAAACAAGGATCGTTATCGGCTACCAAATTTAATATTACCAATGCGATCCCAAACAACTTTGTTCCTATTAACTCAAACAACATTACCAACACAGACCAATGGTTATATAGTTTAAATGTCAATGGTGGACCGCAAACTAAATGGACACAAGTTCCTGCATTACCAGGATCCAATGTTGTGTTTAATAACTTAACTGATAAAAATCTATATCAGATCAATACATTAAATAATGATCAAGTTAGCTTGGTCTTTGGCGACGGATCGTTTGCTAACATTCCTCAAGGTCAGTTTATATTTTATTATCGTACCAGTAACGGTACAACCTATGCTATCAACCCAAATGATTTAGCTAGTGTAAGTATTAACTTCAACTATGTAAGTAAAAATAATACACTAGAAAATATGACGGTTATTGCCAGTCTAAAGTATACAGTAACTAACGCCAATGCGGCACCTAGCTTGTCAAGTATTAAGACAGCGGCACCACAACAATACTACACACAGAATCGTATGGTAACTGGCGAAGATTATAACATCTTCCCAACAACCAAATATACCAGTATTCAAAAGGTTAAGGCAATCAATCGTACCAGTAGTGGTGTAAGTTTATACTTAGATGCCATTGATCCTACTGGTAGTTATAGCTCAACAAACATTTTTGCTGACGATGGTATCTTGACTGCTAACAATACTACTAGCACAACTACATTTAGTTTTTTAACTTCTAACGACATTTATACTGCTATCTACAATCAAGTTATTCCAGCGATTGACAGTACAGAAATGCGTAACTATTACTATGGAACATATCCACGTTACAGCACTAGTACCGCACTAGGTGGCAATGTGGTATTCTATCAAACTAGTAACAGCACATCAACTAGTTCTGGATTCTTGGCCAATGTTATAACTGGTAATACCTTACAAGTTGGTCCTGGAGTTAGCGGTAACCTACAATATGTTGCACCTGGTGCAAGCCTGCAGTTTACAGCACCTGCTGGTTATTACTTTGATGCACAGCACGTTATTAAATCTGGTACACCTACCTTGGGCACAGACAGTTTAAACTTTTATGCAACTGTTTCCAGTGTTGTTGCTAATAACAACTTTACTACACCAAGTCAAGTAACATTTGCTACAGTAGTGCCCAATGGTGCTGTTTTGAGCGATGTTAACTTGTCTGGCGCCAACAGTATTATTCCGCCTTACATGAATGATTTACCATTGACCTTGATTCCGACCATAACTAGTCAGATTAACTCAAACTTAAACTTTGGTCTAACATATGATCAACTAAATCAAACTTGGATTAATATTCCTCCTTCAAGCATTGGCACAAGTACCAACTGGCTATTAACGTTTACCTACAATGCAGGCCTATATACTATTACATATAAGCAACTAGAATATACATTTGCCAGTGCTGGCACTACTAATTTTTACTTTGATCCAACTGTAAGTGTTTACGATAGTACCACAGGCTTAACCATTACAGACAGTATCAAAGTTTTAAAAATCAATGACAAGCCTGCACCTAACACTAATGTTCCATTGGGTCAAGACATTATCTGGAAAATTTACAATAGTAAAGTAGAGCCAGACGGTTATGTAGATCAGAATGTTGTATTAATCACCTTCCCAGATACACAGATGCCAGGGGTACCGGATAATCCAGAGTTATTCACTGATGTTGCTGGATCTAATTCTAGTCGCAGTGGCTTGTATTTCCAATACAAACACAATGCTCCAGCACGTAGTCGAATTGATCCAACACCGGTTAATCTTATTGACTTATATATTTTAGTTGCATCTTATACCAGTGCATACATAGCTTGGTTGCGTGATTTAACTGGCACAGTACAAGAACCTATGCCGCCAACATCAAGCAGTTTAGAAATTGACTATGCTGGGTTAGATGACTACAAAACAGTTAGTGATACAATCATTTATAATCCTGCACAGTTTAAACCACTATTTGGCTCTAAAGCAGATCCTAGTCTACAAGCACGTTTCCAAGTAGTTAAGAATCCTAGTGTTGGTATTACTGACAACGAAATCAAAACACAGGTAATCTCAGCGATTAACAATTACTTTGATCCTAATAACTGGGACTTTGGTGATACATTCTACTTTAGTGAATTGGCCGCTTATTTGCACAGCACACTAGCGCCTAATATTAGTAGTGTGGTTATTGTTCCATCAGACAGTAGTTTAGTATTTGGTAACTATTTCCAAGTTAACGCTGAACCATGGGAAATCATTACATCGGCTGCAACAGTAAACGATATCGACATTGTGTCCGCAGTAACTGCCGCACAACTAGGTATGAGTGGTATTAACTTTGGTTCTACACAATAATGGCACTATTAAACACTATTAACTTTTTACCTGAAGCATTTCGCTCAGACACCAACCAACGTTTTCTTGGCGCAACAATGGATCAGTTGTTTACGCCAGGTGTTAATCAACCAGTTAATGGATACATTGGTCGTACGTTTGCACCTACATATAAACTAGGCGATAACTATGTACCAGAACAAAATTCAAGCAGAGCTAACTATCAACTTGAAGCTGGCGTAGTTGTTACAGATGATAATAAAAATATTACATTTACAGCAGGATATTTAGATTTATTAAACAGTATCAATACAAACTCAGGTCCAGCTAATAATATAACTGCTAATCATCGGCGATTATTTTCTGCAGAAAGTTATAACTATGATGGTCACTTTGACTATGATAAGTTTGTAAACTATTATAACTACTTTTGGTTACCTAACGGTCCAATGTCAGTTAATGTTTCTGTAAACAAAGTTCCATATCAAGCCACTTATGATGTAACACGCAGTACACAAGTAGGCGGCTATACATTCTCTGGCGTTGGCCCACATCCTAATACACAACTAACACTAGCACGTGGTGGTACATATACATTTAACGTTGATCAACCTGGCTCACAGTTTTGGATTCAAACTAGTCCTGGTGTTAGTGGTCTTGATCCTAATATTGATACAGTTACTACACGTCAAGTCTATGGCGTAGCCAACAATGGTACCGACAATGGTACGGTAACATTTAAAGTTCCTTTAGCAACAGCCCAGGACTTTTATTCCAACATGCCTATTGTTACCCCATCTACAGGTAGTACTACGGTAGCAGTTCCATTTCACTATACTGATGTACAAAACCAATTGGTCAGCAACTTCCTGACTAAGTTCCCGTCAGGACTTGATGGCATTAACAATCAAAGTTTGTTGACTAATACAACATTTATTTTTATTAATAACGATTTATCTGATGCCGCTTGGACTGAAAATCCCGACAAAGATCCGTTTGCAGTAAAAATGGCCGAAATACAAGCTGCCAATCCAACGGGATATTTGTCTGACCCCGATTATATTACTGCTAAATCTTTATTGAATTCAACATCGGGCGTAGTTTCTAAAACAAATCGTACAAGTATTTGGAAAATTAAACTAGTTCCACTTGGCAACGATTATGTAATGCAGTTACTGATTGATACAGTACTCAAGCCTCAGCAAAAAGTTTTCATCACGTCCGGTCAAACTTATGCTGGTAATCAATTCTGGTTAGATAATAATCAACATTACGAAACAGTTCCAGCAATAACAGCCGGTTTAGAATATCTATACTACCAAGACAGTAGCAATCCTGGATTTACTGGACAAATCAAGTTAGTTGATAATCTAAACAGTACACTTGATATTGAAAAAGATATTATTGGTGCCGTTGGCTACACCAGTCCAAACGGAGTAATTTTTACTAATGGATTAAAAGTCAAGTTTGACAGCAATGTAACGCCAGCTACCTATGCCAATAACGAGTATTATGTTGAAGGTGTGGGCACCGGTATTAGTCTAGTACCTGTAGCAGATTTAGTAGTACCAGAACCGTTTGGCGAAAACATTGCCACAGCACCCGATTACATCACTGTCAATCGTGCATCACAAGATTTAAATCCATGGAGTCGCTATAATCGTTGGTTCCACAGAGATGTTATTACAGCATCTGCTGGCTATAATAATACTGTAGCTGACTATGGTAATAATATTTCTGCACGTCGTAGTATCATTGAGTTTGAACCAAACCTACAACTATTTAACTACGGCCGCCAAGCTACAACTAGTGTATCTTATATTGTAACTGCATCAACTGATGCATTTAATGATTTTGAAGGAAAAACAACTGCCGCAATAGATGGGGTTACTCTAGTCAACGGAGACACAGTTATTTTTGCCAATGACTATGATACTGCTATTATCAATGAAGTATGGGAAGTCCAATATCAACAGATCATTGACATGCCATATTTGACTCTAAACAAGACAGCGACAGATCCAGTACTGCCTGGAGAGAATGTACTAGTTACCAAAGGATCTCATGCTGGTTATACATTTGCATTCGATGGCAGCGCATGGTCACAATGTCAACAAAAGACCAATGTTAATCAAGCACCACTATTTGATGTTGTTGACAATGATGGATATAGCTTTGGCGATACTACAGTTTATACTGATAGCACGTTTGCTGGAACAAAATTCTTTGGATATGCACAAGGCACAGGCAATAATGATGTAGTATTAGGTTTTCCTTTACAATATCAAAACTTCAATAACATTGGCGATATTGTATTCAGTAACTTCTACGATACAGATACATTTACTACTGATGCAGGCACGATCAATGTCAACACCGGATATATTGTTAAAAATACTGATCTAACTGCTACAACCAAGTTAACTAACTGGGTAACTAATGTTGAACCAACTGAACAGTTCCAGATCTTTACTA